CAGGGACTGATAGACTCGCAGATAGGGTATGTGAAAGCTGTTACGGCTCTGGATTTGAGAAGTGCTCCCCGGAATTAAGGCTTAAGTCGGCAGCTGAGCTAGCGCACTATATAGAGCCGGTGCTGAAGGCTATCGAGCACACAGGCGCAGATGGCGGGGCTATCCAACACAAGCACGAAATCGTGTTCGTAGAGTGAAATACCGCATCTATCACGAATCCGGTCGCTGGCACGTCAAAGAGCCGAACGGCGAAGTAGTATGGCATTTTGATGACTGGAACAAGGCGCTTTGTCACCTCGATTTGATGGAATTGGGTGATTTTTTAACTCCAATCATTGCAACAGAAAATGCTACCCATCCACCGCGTGGAGACAGGGCTACTTGGGATCGAATCTCACCACTCTGGACGACGATGCGCGGAGATGGCGAGTGAGAATTGAGTTCCCCAAAAAGCTCGCGTTTCTGTTTAAGCCAGCCCCTTATAAAATTGCGTATGGTGGCCGAGAGGGAACCAAGTCTTGGGGATTCGCGTCGGCTCTCCTCGAGAAGGGGACCCAGGAGTCCCTGCGTATTCTCTGCGTCCGGGAAACGCAGACCTCCATTGCCGCATCGGTACACCAATTGCTCGTTGACACCATCAAGCGTTTGCAAATCGAGCATCTGTATCGAGTTCAGGAAACCACCATCTTCGGGACGAACGGCACAGAGTTCATCTTCGCCGGCCTGAAGCACAATGTAAACAACATCAAGTCTCTCGAAGGCGCGGATATTGTCTGGGTCGAGGAAGCGCAGACCGTCTCCAAGGATTCTTGGGATACCCTACTTCCCACGATCCGCAAAGAGAACGCCGAAGTATGGGTGAGCTTCAATCCTAAGCTGGCGACTGACGACACATACAAGCGCTGGGTGCTGAACCCACCGCCAGGCGCAATCGTCGTCAAGATCGGATGGGAGGATAACCGCTGGCTCTCGGGCATCTCCAAAGCTCGCATTGAGCACATGAAATTGACTAACCCGCGAGACTTCAGACATATCTATGGCGGGGAGTGCTTGAGCGAAGTTGAAGGTGCTATTTTCGGCGCTGAATACAAGGCTGCGCTCGAAGGCGAGCGGATTGGCTCGGTTCCGTATAACAAGGCAAAGCCAGTTGTCACCGTCTGGGATTTAGGCTTCAACGATCCCACCGCGATCTGGTTCTTGCAGGCTTACGACGGTTGGTTTAACTTCATTGACTATCTGGAATCGACCGACGAAACGACGGCGGATTACGTTGTGAAGCTCCAATCGAAGGGCTACATGTACGATATCGACTGGGTTCCCCACGACAGTATCGATACGATCACTCATCACAGGCTGAACGGCACGGCGGATCGCAGCAAGAGCATTGAAATGCTGCTCCGCGAGGCACGCCGGAATGTGCGCGTGATTCCCAAGTTGCTCATCACGGACCAAGTCAACTCGGCACGCCTATTCTGGAACCAGTGCCGATTCGACGCCGTGAAGTGCGCGGACGGACTACAGGCATTGGCCCATTTCCAGTGGGACGTGCGAGAGGCGAAGCCTGAAGAGATTGATCCACGCGCCGGTAAAGATGACGGCAAGGTGCGCAAGGGCAAGGAGCCTGTGCACAACTGGGCATCGCACGCTAGCTCTGCCTTCATGGGCGCTTCGATTGCGGTGAAGCAACCGAGGAATCCGCCGCCGCCAGTTGCGCAACACATTGAGCGTGAGGTAGGATTCGGCTGGGGGTAGTATGGAAAATTTTTTAATCGGATTTGGATGCGGCGGTTTGTGTGTACTTTTTCTCTCTGTGGCTGTGCTGGCCAGGGAGTTGCGGACAAAATGACGCTCGATGCCGTTCGCGCCGAAGTTGAGCTAATACGAGCAAACCAGCAAGACCCAGAAATGCAATCGGCCATCAAGAAAATGTTGTATATTCGTGTATTGACAGAAATAGCGAACCGAAACTATCACGACTCCTGGGACTTGGCCCGAGAAGCCCTAGAAGCGGAGAAGGTTCCAATAAAGTGGAGCGCCCATGGCTAATACCGTCCTGACGGAGATGCAATGGCATCCAAGTGGATACGCTTGAACATCTCGAACAAATCCTCAGAGAAGGGAAGTATCTCGATTGGCCATATGCCGATTCCAAGTTTAAGCCGCCGGCTGACATAGAATGGTCGGTGACGAATATCGATCCCAAGACCGGAGTGGAAGTAATGCACTATCAAAAGCTTGGAGAACCGGTTCAGATAGAGGCGCATCGAGTGAAAGTCTATGCTTGACCGCCTTAGCCTGATCGGTCCTCGCGTTCTCGTGGTTCGCGATCCGCCCGAAGAGACGGTAGGATCGGTCATCATCCCAGACTCGGCCCGCACGCCAGCAGAAAAGATGCTGGAAGGGACAGTGCTGAAGGTGGGCACAGGGCGCATGTCAAAGCGAGGCGTCATGGTTCCAATGTCGGTGACTCCCGGAGAGCGCGTGCTATTTGGCTTTCTGGACGGGCACGACTTCGAAGAGAACGGGCGTCAATACTGTATACTCGAAGACGGAGAAATAAGGGCAGTGAGGGATATGTAATGGAGGACATGACCCGGTTAGCGCGCGAAGCCCAAGCCACATCTGAAGGAACATTCTGCCCGATATGTAGATCGGGTCACAATTTTACATATTGCGAAAAGTGGCGGGAGTACATCCGACTACCAAACGAGGATCAGGCCGCTTTCCTGGCCGCAGCTCAAGGCGATCGGCGGATATGATTGGCTCGTTGCAATTTAATGAAACTTGACATTGGGAGAACAGAGTTCTTGCAGCATATTTTGACCATCGCTAACCATCTCAAGGGGAGGTATCTCCATTCCGGCACAAAGTAAGGCTCAAAGAAAATTGATGGCCATCGCGGAGCACCATCCCAGCCAAGTATCCGCCGAAAATCGCGGCGTACTCAAGATGTCCAAGGGTATGCTCGGTGACTTCGCACGCACGTCTGAAAAGAAGCTCCCGGCGCATACGCCGAAGAAGAAGTGAATGGCGACGACTCGCGATGACTCCTCCCTGCTCAGAGAGATCAGAACTACGTTTGACTCCTTCATGGACTTCTGGCGCGACCAAAGAGAACAGGCCAAGCAAGACACGCTCATCATGGCGAATGAGCCATTTACAAAGCAGGAAATCAGTCGGCGCGGCAAGAATCGCCCACTGGTGCTGACGGATCAAATCGGCCAGTACACAAATCAGATCATCAACAATATCCGGCAGAATCCACGCGGTGTAAACTTCCAACCCAAGAACCTGTTCACCGATTCGCAAATGGCAGAACGGAGGGCTAATATCGCCCGGCAAATTGAAAAAGATTCCGACGCGCAAGCCTGTTACTCAACGGCATTCGAGTGCGCAGTAGCTTATGGAGGCATGGGCTACATGCGCTTGATTCAGGAATACGAATCAAACGACACTGACCGCCAGGTGCTCCGCATCGACCGGGTGCCGAATCACTTCTCCATCCTCCCGGACCCCTATTGCAAAAAGATCGACTTCGCCGACATGAAGCGCTGCTTTGTGTTGAGTACAGTTCGACAGAGTGATTTCTTGGACGATTACCCGAACGCGAAGGAAAAGAACTTCGAGGCGGCGAAAACGGAGTTCCCCGGCTGGATCATGCAGGATGACCTGCAACTTGCGGAGTATTGGCGGGTACAGAAAGGTAAAGATCGGCTCTGTATCATGGAGGGCTCCACGGTTCGCGAGAGCCGCCTACCGGACGGCGCGGTATTCCAGCCCAAGGGCGGACCAAATGAGGGCGGAGTTATTGTCCAGGTGGGCCAGAACCCCTTAATCGTCAGTAAGTGGCGCGATATTCAGCCCACGCAAGTCTGGCAGTACCACACGAACGGTATCGAAATTGTGGATCGGCTGTGTTGGGACGATGACGGGGACAGCATCCCGATTTATCCGGTAGTCGGGCGTGAAATGTTCGTGGACCGTGGCGCAGGGCCAAAGAAACAGTATTGCTCCGCTGTACGGTTTACGTCCTGGGCAATCAAGGGAATGGCTTACGTGCGTTCTCTCATGGTTGAGATTGCGCAGCAGACACCCAAGACCCCGTACATGGCGATTGAAGGCCAACTAGATGGGCTAGAGGGCTGGAAGACGCTCCACACTGACCCCGCGTCCTACGTCTACTATCGTGCCAAACTTGAGCAATTTGGAGACATGCTACTGCCTCCGCCTACTCGCGTACCCTACGATCCCTCTGGGGCGTTGCAGGGGCTCCAAATGCTCTACGATTCGATGCACCAGGATTTGCAGAATGCGCTCGGAATGTACCGGGCCAGTGTCGGCAATGACCGAGGAACCACATCAGGCAAGATGGTCCAGGAGCTTGACAAGCAGAGCGATCAGGGCACCTACCATTTCACGCACAACTTCAATCAGACGCTCGAGCGACTGTGGACCGATGTGAACAAGCGCATGGACAAGGTCTACGACACCAAACGCGAAGTTGGAAGCTTGGCAGCGGACGGCACGCATAAGGTTGAGCCTCTGAACGATCCCGAGAACCCTGATAGTCTGCAAATGGGTAAGGGCGAGTTTGCCACTTCGGTGAGTGTTGGACCTTCGATGGAGTCCGAGACAGAAGATGCTCGGAATCTGATGGAACATCTTGTACAGGCTCCCGGTGTCATGGACAAGGCCGGCGATTTGTTAGTGAAACTCAACGGTAAAGGCCCGGTAGTGGATGAGATCGCCAAGAGATTAGCTCCTCCCGGAACTGGCGACGGTAAAGATCCTGCGCAAGCACAGCAACAAATCGCGCAGATGGGTCAACAACTCCAGGACCTTCAAGGGCAGCTGCAAGAAGCTGGCCGAATTATCCAGACGAAGGAAGTCGAAGCCAAGAGCAGGGAGGAGGTCGCAAAGATCCAAGCGGCCAGCGCTATCGAAGTCGCGAGAATCAACGCTGCGGCGAAGGGCGCTACCACGGCAGCGGAGCTTGATGCGGATCTAGTGAAGCATGCTACCGGGATCATGGCAAACGAAAACGATCTGGAAGCCGAACACGAGCATCAAGCCGACATGAAGGGTAAGGAAATGGAGCATCAGAAAGGAATGCAAACCGATGCGCAAATGCACGCGGCGATGCAGTCTGATGCGGATCGCGCTCAAGCGGAGAAGCTGGCGAAGAGCAAGCCGAATGGAGCAGCGAAATGACGGGACTACAAATTGGAAGCAGAGTGGATGTCAAGAGGCCAAAGAAGCGAGTAGCGCCGTCTTCGTCCATTCCTCATCCGCTCAATGAGCCCTTCGAAGTCTTCGACCAATACATCATTGAGAACGAGCTTGAACTAGATTTGGCGCGAAGTGAGCAATGGTCGGAATTGAGGGCTATAAGAGAAACGCAGGCGCTTTTGCGCAGATGAAGCGTGATATTCACGACCGGGTATTTAATCTTTCGATATGCCTGATGGCTGTCACAATAGCATGGCTACTTGGGATATTGATCGCATTGGCAAGCATATACAATAAAATTTGACACTTACGAAGAAAGGGTGTAAAACTTATGGCAGACGAAAAACAAATTGCAGACGGTTCGTCACCGGATGCTGGGTTACTGACGGGCGCTGATGTTGATTTCGGGACCTTCGAGCAAGAAAGATTGCGCGAACGTCGCGGACAAGCACCAGAGCCAGCGAAAGAGCCCGAACCAGAGCCGAAAGTAGTAGCGGAACCGGCCACCGCCAAAGACGACAAAGCACAGGTTGCTGAACCTGCTGACAAGTCGGAGCCAGTCAAACCGATAACCCGCGAAGAAATTCAAAGGGAAATCGATTCCCGACTGGCCGCACAGCCCAAAGTTGAAACGAAGAAAGAAGAACCCAAGGCGGACCCGTATCCGACTTTAGCCGATCCGCAGTTTAAGACGGTTGAGGAGTGTGAAGCGGCTCAAGCCGAGTGGATGAAGCGCCATACCGCGAATGCGATAAAAGAGGCGCTTGAAGCCAGGGATAAGCAGGCCGAAGAGACTCGGAAGAACGAAACCGAGCTAGAAGCTAAGAAGCGAACCTGGGAAGAGCGGGAAACAGAAGCAAAGACCCGCCATGCGGATTATGAGGAAGTCAAGAAACTCGCGGCATCAAGACCGTTTAACGAAACGGCGCTTCAGTTCATTGTCGATTCAAAGGTGGGGCCGGATTTATTCGTCCACTACGTCAAGAATCCAAAGGACTGGGATGAGTTAATCGCGCTTCCCCCGGAGGATATCCGGCTGGAAATGCGGTTGATGGAGAGGGAGTTAAAGCGGACCATCGCGGCGACTCCGGTAGTGAAGGCGAAAACGGTAAGCGATGCACCGCCGCCGGCGCGAACGCTGGGAGGGAAACAGGCCCCAGCGGATGACCCGAAGGAACGGGCGGCAATCGAGGGAGACGTAGAGTCCTACTCCCGGTTGAGGATGGCGGAAAGAATCAGGGACTCGGCAGGCAGATTCAAGTAGCGAGGGGCCATTAGGGCTCCTCAAACGAGGAGCTAAATGGCAAACGTACATAAGGTAACAAACTGGGTGTCGCTCGATACCCTGGAAATCCTCAAGGCGGAAGGCGCGATCCATCCCGCTTTTAACACTGATTACAACAAAGAACTGACCAAAGACTTTCCGATTGGGTCTCAGTTCGATGTGAAGCTACCCTACCGGGCCGTAGTGCGATCCGGCGAAGCAATGGACACGCAGGACTTGATTCGCAAGTTCACGACCGTCGCGATGGAAGCCCCTTTCGGAATCGACTTCAGCTACACCGATTTCGAGGTAGCATTGCAGTTAGATCGCGGCGAAGCAGCTCTTCGCGCTGAGTTCACCGAGCCCTTCGGCCAGCAACTAGCCTCGGAACTTGACAGCCGGTTAGCCAATCAGGCGTATCTGCGCATCCCAAATATCGTCGGCGTGCTCGGTACGGACCCGACGACCATTAACACGTATCATCTGATGAGCCAACGTCTCGCGGAGTTCGGCTGTCCCGCTGGCCCGAAACGCCTGTATATGACGCCCTCCATGGCATCGGCTCTGATGAATCAGGCGGTCACGTATTTCAATCCGCAGATGGATGTCTCGGACATGTGGCGTCAGGGTGCTCTCGGGATGCTCTCGAGCGCGAAGACCTTCCAGAGCGTTCGACTCGTCCAGCACACAACCGGAATTGTGACCACAGCGGCGTCGCTGACCACCTCCGGCGCGGTTGCTGAAGGCGCAACGTCAGTGCTTATTAATTGCACCTCCGGCGACACCTTCAAGCGTGGCGAACGTGTTTCTTTTGCCGGCTGCTTTACGGTTCACCCGGAAACTCGTCGCAGAGCGGGCTCGGCGCTAGCAAACCAGGCCGTGTTTATCGTTCAGCAGGACGTAACAGCGACCACCACAACCTGCACACTGCAACTCGATAGGCCATTCTACGGTCCTGGCGGGCCTTATCAGAACGTCGATGCTCTTCCAGCGACTACGGTCCTGATGACTAGGTGGCCGGGAACGACCATCACGGATGGGGCCTCTGTAACCGGCACGGTCGGTTTCTGCCTCCATCGCAATGCTTTGGCTCTCGTGGGAGCCAAGCTGAAGAACCCGAAGAACGTGGAATACCAGCAAGCTCATGACCTCAATGGGACGGGTTTGCAGGTGTCCATCGTAAGCCAATTCGTGATCGCTAACCGCTCAAATCCAACACGGCTTGACGTGTGGGCGGGATATGGCGGATTGTACCCGGCGAACGCAGGCGTTTGCGTTCTCGGTCTGTAAGGAGAAACGACAATGACAAATACTACTCTTTCGGTTGCGATTTCCGCTCCTTCACTGACCCCGGCGACACAGATCACCCTTGCGTCCGTGACGGGGCTTACCACGTCGATGCTGATTCTCGTCGACGGGGAGTACTTTAAACCCACCGCGATCAATACCACGTCGCTCATTGTGGACGTGATTCGCGGCTACAATGGCACACTCGCCACTACCCACGGCGCGGGATCGCCAGCATCGTTCGGTACGCCGGATGAGTTCAAAGCGGGATCGATCAGTCCGATTCGATTTGTGCGGAGGACTCCCACGGCGCTGCTCGCAACTGCCGGGGCCTTGACTTACACGGCGGGGCAGCTTATCAGCAGATTCATCAATCGGGATTGCGCTGGGGCTTCACGCACTGACACATTGCCTACCGCAGTCTTGCTGGTGGCTGCGTTGCCGGGAGTGCAAGTCAACGATTTCTTTGACTTCGTCGTCAACAACTGCTCGGACGCCGCTGAGACGATCACAATCGCCATCGGCACTGGTGGGACGATTCTAGTCAATACGCCGGCTGGAGCCGACACAGTGACGGTCGCCCAGAACACTCGTAGGCGGTTCGGGATTCGCTTTACCGGGGTAGCTCCCGGCTCGGAAGCGTACACCTTAACCGATGAATCCGGCGCGGTGACGTACTAAGATAGATCATGACACCAGAATACAGGCCCTTTCCGAAGGGCCTTTACAACAAAGACGGCGTTTTGAAAATTGTTCAGAGCCAGGACGAGCTAGACTTGCTCTGGTCAAAGAACGACGACTGGCGGTACGGGCCGGATGGGAAACTGATTCCTCATGAAAAGCCCAGGTCGAAGACAGAAGAGAAGTCCGACGCAAAGGCCAAGGACAAGTAATTGTCAACGGTAGATCAAACCATCGATTCCGCGCTACGAATGAACGGGCTCATCGGGCCAGGGCATACCTGGGCTTCGGGAGCTTCTTCGGGTCTTCGCATCGCGGCTATCGATATCCTGAATTCACTCCTAGCATCCTGGGGCGCGGATGGGATCAACGTCCCATCGGAAGTCGCCCTAAGTCCGTTCGCCATTACCGTGGCGGATGGATCGTACACCATCGGTTCGGGCGGGAACATCAACGTGGCCCGCCCTGCCGATATCTCAAAAATAAACTGGTTGCCAACGGGCGGCAATATGGAAATGCCGATGTACCGGCTTTCCGATGACGAGTACGAATCCTGGCCTGACAAGACGCAGGTTGGTCAGCCCGTCGCATGGAATTACAAGAACGTCTCGGCACTGGGGACGCTCTACATTCTTCGCCCGCCTTCCTCTTCCGGCTCACTAGTTATTTACGTTCCCAGTCTCTTTACGGTCTATACGTTGGGATCTAACACTGTGGGCTTGGCGGATGGCTATGATGAGGCGATTCGAGCGACGTTAGCTCTGCGCTATCTCGCGGAGTTTTCCTGGAACGGAGCCAAGATGGACCCGGTAGTACTGGACGGGGTTCAACGGACAGCGCGAGACGCGAAGGCAATCATTCGGCGGCTCAACTATCGCAGGCCAATGTACTCCGCCGACTTGCAGGAATCTCGCGGGTACCTTTCGTTTGAGGATTTTGAATCGGGCGCATTTTTGCACTGGTAAATTATGGCTGCTACCGGACGAGTTCACATTACGAGAGCAATGCAGCATCTTGCCTTGCTCCCCGCTGGCGCTTTGCCATCAACTACCGATGACGAGCCGGATTGCCTGCTGGTCCTCAATACCATGCTCGATAGCTGGTCCGAGGTGCGGGCCAGGGTAGATCTGATATCTAGAGGCATCCTTGCCCAAGTGGTCACGCTAGCGGCTCGTGGAGCGCAGCAAGCCCTAACTGGCAGCGGAGCCCGTACGGCGCTCGAGAATGCCGCTGCTGCTGCTGCGGCTGGATTGGCAATTACTGCCCCATCGGCCTTGGCAACCTATGCGACCGTTACCACGAGCAACGCCTACAATACCGGCTTTGATGATGCGATTCAGTTCAATCTGGCGGTGCGCATCGCGGGCATTTACAAGCGCCCCGTACCGGAGTCGGTCGCGGCAAAGGCCGTTGAGACGTACAACGCGATCATGCCGGCGATTCCAGCGGCATAAAGGAAAATAAATGTCTCTCGACACACTAAGCGTAGGCGGTCACGATAGAAACATCGTCGTTGTAGGTGATCCTTCTGCTGCTGGAAACAACCAAAGCGTCCTATCGGCAGCGGATGCCCGGAGCCTAAGTGGGCTCTATGCCGCCGTGGTTCAGAATGTTCCGTTACTGCAAAACGCTTCCGGGACGTTGGATCAGCAGCGCTCAGCGATCGGCACAACGGGAATCCCAGCGGTCAACTCGGAAGGCTCCAAAGCGACGTACTCTGTCGGCGTGATTGCGTTTACGCCTGTCGCGACCCCTACGGACTTCTTTACTCTGGTAGGCTCGGCCACTAAGATCGTCCGATTGCTGCGCATTTCCATCTCAGGAATCGCTACAGCCGCCATTTCGGTCGATGTCCAGCTTATCAAGCGAACCACGGCAAACAGTGGCGGAACTTCCGCGCAACCGGCAATCGGACAGCACGACTCAAACGACTCTGCTCCAACCGCCGTAGTGAACACCTACAGCGTCAATCCGACAACGGGTACGGGAGGCGGAACGTTTCGCGCAGGCAAGCTGAATCTCGGGGCGACTGGTGCAGCCGGTCAGCTTGTCTGGGACTTCACCACTCGAAACGGAAAGGGATTAGTTCTGCGCGGGATCGCGCAGGCATATGTCCTCAACTGGGGTGGGGCAGCGGTTCC